GCATTAAAAGAATTTGTACCTAGCGGAAATCCAAATGCAATTAAGGATGTGCAGAAAGCAAAGGATTGTTTAGCAAAGATTAAAGAGATTCAGCCAGTACAAGCGTAATTATAAGGAGGACAAAAATACATGAATAAAGTAATTTTAATGGGAAGACTCACAAGAGATCCAGAGGTAAGAATGAGTGGAGATACAGCAGTGGCAAGATTTTCTCTTGCCGTTGACCGTAGATTCAAGAAAGACGGAGAGCAGACAGCAGATTTTATCAATTGTGTAGCTTTTGGTAAAACTGGTGAATTTATCGAGAAGTATGGTCGTAAGGGTACAAAGTTTGTTGTAGAGGGACGTATTCAGACTGGTTCTTATACAAATAAGGATGGACAGAAGGTATACACAACAGATGTTGTTGTTGAGCAGGTTGAGTTTGCAGAGAGTAAGGCTTCTGCTGATGGTAATACAACAAACAACACTGCCAATTCAAATGCACCAACTGACACAAGTTTTATGGATATTCCAGATAGCATTGATGAGGAACTTCCATTTAATTAAAAGAGGTAGATATGGCAGATAAAAAAGAAAGAGAATATGTCTGCGCATATAAGTATTGTTTACACCACGGACAAAAGGTTAAAGCCTCTGAGTCCGTGGTAATAAACAAGAAACATTACCATTGGGATTGTGCAGGTATGAAACAAGAAATTAAAGACTGTGTAGATGCTTATATGGATTGTATAGAAGATAAAACACAGTTTCCTATTGCATGTAGAGCAATAAACACAATGGTTTTTAAAAACAAAGTACCTATAGAGTTCATTAGAAAAAATATTGAATCATCGAAATTATATTATTCAACAAAACCTGTTCAGATTCTATATGGACTTAGAAAGCTATTTTACGAAAAAGAATTTAAAGCATAGGCGGTGAGTAATTGCTAATCGAAAAAACTGACATCGAAAAAGCTAAAGATAAACTTGGCGATAATAATGCCTTTTTAATGGCAGAACTACTTGAATTAGAAAATTTTGATGACAAAAATCTGAAAGCCTGTTGTCCTTATCATAATGAGGACACTGCAAGCTTTATATATAACAAGAAAAATAAGACTTTTCATTGTTTTGGATGTAATAAAACTGTAGATATTATTGATGTCTTAATGGAAAAAGGAAATACATTCTTAGAAGCTGCCAAGTATCTATTCGAGAAAGCTAGTATCGAATACAGTTTTGGTGAAAAGGATGTAAGAACTCGTCACAATTATAGATATCCACATGAAGAACCAATAAACGAAAAAGAGCATGTAGTTGACTATTGGGGAAAGCGTGGCATTTCAAAAAATGTAATTGACTATTTGGATATTCGAGAGGATTCACATGGTAACGGTGTATTTAACTTTTATGATACAAATGATGTTTTGACTATGGTTAAGTACAGACCTGCAAGAACTGTTGAAAAACATTCTGGTCAACCTAAAACATGGTGTCAAAAAGATGCTGATACATCAGCACTTTTGTTCAATATGAATAGAGTTAATACGTCAAAGCCGTTACTTATAACAGAAGGCGAGACAGATTGTGCGAGTGCTATTGAGGCAGGATATATCAATACAGTAAGTGTTCCTCTTGGAGCTGGCAATCTTCATTGGATTGAAGAAAATTGGGATTGGTTAAATAATTTTGAATCTATTATTATCTGGTCTGATAACGATGAGCCAGGTATTAAAATGAGAAAAGAATGTATTTATCGTCTTGGTACATGGCGAACAAAATATATATCAACACCTGAATTCTTTGAAAAAGAGAATGGTAAGAGAGTTCCACTAAAGGATATCAATGATTGTTTACAAGTTGGAGGAAAAGAATTTGTTATGAATCTTATTTCAGAAGCAAAGGATGTTCCTGTAAAAAGTGTTGTTGATTATTCAGAGATTGAGGAGCTTGATATTTCTCAGATGGATGGTGTAAAAACTGGCATTAAACCATTAGACGATGAGTTGTTAAAAATCTTCTATGGAACATTGACGGTATTATCAGGAAGACCTGGTAGTGGTAAGACAAGTATTATTGATCAGACAATAGCAAGGACTATTGATGATGGTAGTCCTGTATTTTTGTTTAGCAAGGAAATGCCAGAAAGAATGAGTGCAAACTGGTTTAATACAATTATCGCTGGCAGAAGAAATATGGTTGAAAGGACAAGTCGAGACAACCGTAAATATTACATAGTTCCACAAGCAATACAAAAGAAGATGCAAGCACATTATAATAAGAAGCTTTTCATCTATAGAGATGATGAGCCAAATGATGTAGATTCAGTTTTAAAATCTGCTGAAGAATGTGTTAGAAAGTTTGGATGCAAGCTGATTGTACTTGATAATCTTATGATGATTGACTTGAATTGTTCTGAAAGTGACAAAAATACGGCACAAACAAATCTGATAAATGCACTTATTAAGTTTGCTGCTAAATTCAACGTAGCTGTTGTTCTGATAGCACATCCGAGAAAAACACAAGATACAAATTCTGATATTGAAATGTATGACATATCTGGTACTTCTAATATTATCAATCTGGCTATGAGATCCATAGGTCTTAGAAGAGTTTCCAAAAAAGAGAAAAATGATCCGAAATCTAAATGGCATAACTACGATGTGGTTTTAACTGTAATAAAAGACAGATTACTAGGCAAGGCAGACTTCCAGATGGGATTATGGTATGACTTGACATCGCGTAGATTTTATACAGATTACGATGAATATGACGCAAAATTTGCATGGGATGACAATGTATACACCGACAGGCTTCCATATGTTGATAGAAGCATAGATAACACATTTCCAGACAAATAAGGAGAATAAATTATTATGATGGATGAAGAATTAGATTTTTTACTTGGAACGATGCAATGGTCGTTTTCAAGACTGAATTCATATTATAATTGCCCTTACGAATGGAAACTTCATTACTTAGATTGTAATAAATCTGAGAATGGTTTTTTCGGAGAATATGGTTCACTTATTCATAAAATCCTTGAAAAATATGAAAAAGGCGAACTTTCCTTGTTTGAATTGAATGAGTATTATGAGGAACACTTCGATGAGGATGTTCCTCACGATGCTCCACCAAACAAATTCGTAAATATTAGGCAATCATATTATGACAAAGGTATTGATTACCTTGATAACATTGACCTTGATTTAGAAAAATATGAAGTTCTTGGAGTTGAGAAAAAAGTAGAATTTAAAATTAACGACAAGGATTTTGTTGGATATATAGATTTACTTGTAAAGGATAAAGAAACTGGTGAGATTATTATTATTGACCATAAATCCGCAAGTATTAAAATTCTGAAAAATGGTAAGATTAGCAAATCTGACCAACAGCATTTCTTAGATTTCAAACGACAGCTTTATTTATATTCAATCCCTGTAATAAAAGAATATGGCTCTGTTTCAAAACTTAAATGGAACATGTTTAAGGATCAAAAGTGGATAGAAGTGCCTTGGATTCAAGAAGAGTACGATGAGGCTATTCAGTGGGCAAAAGATACTCTTGAACTGATTGAAAATGAGAAAGAATGGCGACCTAATCCAGATTATTACTATTGTCATTATCTTTGCGGTCAGAGAAATCATGCATGTGAATATAAACCACAACCAACGAGTAAGAAGAATGAAATCGACAATAGACAGTATAACCCTGAAACTGACTCATATGAGTAGGAGGTGATATTATCAGTAACTATACAGTATATCATTTACATACAGAAGATTCTTTATTAGATAGTTGTACAAATTATAAGTTATATGTAGACAAGGCAGTAGAACTTGGACAGAAAGCTATTTGTTTTACAGAGCATGGCAATATTTATAACAATATTGAGAAGAAAATGTATGCAAATGGCAAAGGTTTAAAATATCTACACGGTGTTGAGGTTTATTTGACAGCAGCACTTGAGCCAAAACAAAGAGATAATTACCATACAATTCTTATAGCAAAGAATTTTGAAGGTGTAAAAGAAATAAACACATTGGTTGACTTGTCTACACAATCAGACCATATGTACTATAAGCCAAGAATTACGTTCGATGAATTTTTTAATATTTCTGATAATGTCATTAAAATTTCTGCATGTCTTGCATCTCCGTTGAGTAAATATCCTAATTTTATTGGAAAATTGGTTGATGAAAAAATAGTTGAATTAGAAAAAAATAAAGAAACAGAAGCTAATAAACTTTATGCAGAATTAAATTCAGAAGCTGCAAAAGAAGCGTGGATTGAAGATTGTGCAGCTATTTACAATACATCTTATGAGATATATGTAGAACAATGTATTGAAAAATCCAATAATGCATTTGATTTACAGATAGAAGAAGCAAAATCAGAATTGGAAAATGCAAAGATTGTATATGACAAACTGATGAAAACATATGACTATTATGAAATTCAGCCGCATGTTAAGTCTATGGATCAGATTCGGTATAACAAAATGCTTTATGAGGCATCAAAAAAATATAACAAGCCTTTAATAGCAGGAACAGATACACATAGTATTGATAGTTACAAGGCTGAGTGTAGGAGTATTCTTCAGAAAGCAAAACATATTGAGTTTTCAAACGAAGATGAATTTGACCTTACATATAAATCGTATGACGAGTTGGTTGATATGTTCAGACAGCAAGGCTCTTTGCCTATGGATGTTGTGTTAGAAGCTATTGAAAATACTAATCGCATGGCTGATTCTGTTACAGATTACGAATTAGATACAGCTTTTAAATATCCGATTCTCTATGACAATGAAGAAGAGGTATTTGTAGAGCGTATCTATAGAATGTATCATGAAAAGCTTGATAAAGGAATTATTCAACCAGATCCACGATATGAGGAGAATATAAAAGAAGAACTTCGAGTATTTAAAAAGATTGGTATGGTTGGATTCATGCTTTTCATGTCAGAATTGGTATGTTGGTGTTGGGATAATGGTATACCAATTGGCTTTTGTAGAGGTTCTGTTGGTGGTTCAACTATTGCATATTTAACAGATATTATTGATGTAAACCCTGTAGTATGGAATACGGTGTTCTCTCGATTTGCCAATGAGGATAGAAAAGAGATTGGTGATATTGATTTGGATATTGCACCATCACAAAGACATTTAGTATATGAGCATATCATTGAAAAGTTTGGTGCTGATAAAACGGCTTATGTGTTGGCTATCGGCACGATTTCTGACAAAGGTACTATTGATGAGATTGGACGAGCTTTGAATATGCCACTTGGAGATGTCAAGCAAGTAAAAGCTCAGTATTCATTATTTACCGATGGTATTACTGATTGCAATGACAAGATTAAGAAAATTGAATCTATTGATGGATATGAAAATAATGAAAAGTGTTTAAAAGACTTGGAAGAACTTAGAAGTAAACTTGAGTATAACGAAAAGTCTTTGAAGGACTTAAAAGAAAAACAATATCCTAAGTTATTCTATTATTTTGACGGTCTTGTAGGAACAGCAATTTCTCAGTCGATGCATCCAGCAGGTATTATCGTAAGTCCAGTAACACTACCCGATAATTATGGAACATTCTGGTCTAAGGATGGCAAACGTATTTTGAGTATTAATATGGAAGAAATTCATGAAGTTTCCCTTGTAAAATACGATTTGCTTGGTCTGAAAAACATAGAAATTATCAAAGATACATGTGAATTAGCACATATTCCGTATCCAAAATCCCATACGGTCAATTGGAATGACGAAAAGGTTTGGGCGCATATTGCAGATAGTCCAGTAGGCATATTTCAGTTTGAATCAAAATTTGCCTATGATTCAATGAAAAAGTTTGAATGTCATTGCGTAAACGACTTGTCGCTTGTAAACGCTTCAATCAGACCTTCAGGAGAATCATATAGAGATAGGTTATTAGCACATGAACCAAACAAAAATCCATCGGAGTTGATTGATAAATTGTTGGAAGATAATCATGGATTCCTTATATTCCAGGAGGACACAATTAAATTCCTTACAAATATTTGTGGTTTGAGTGGTAGTGACGCTGATAATATTCGTAGAGCTATTGGACGTAAGCAAAAAGATCGTCTTGAAGCTGCGTTACCATCTATTCTTGAAGGATATTGTAATATGTCCTCTCAGCCTAGAGAAATTGCAGAAAAAGAAGCACAAGCCTTTTTGAAGATTATAGAAGATAGTTCTAATTACCAGTTTGGTTTTAACCATTCAACAGGATATTCAATGATAGGTTATATGTGTGCTTATCTCAGATATTATTATCCGAAAGAATTTATTACTGCATATCTAAATAACGCCAATAATGAAGATGACATTATGCTTGGTACAGAATTAGCAAAACAACTTGGTATTACAATTCATAGTATCAAATTCAGACATTCTACTGCAAAGTATTCTTGTGATAAAGATGGTATTTACAAGGGTATTGCTTCTGTAAAGTTCCTAAACGAAGACGCTGCAAATGATTTATATTCCATTAAAGATGAGAAATTTAATACATTTATTGACTTATTGGTAAGAATTTCTGACCTCAAAGTTGACAGCAGAAAACTTGAAATATTGATTAAACTCGATTTCTTTGAAGAATTTGGTGGTATTCGTTATCTACTTACTTGTAGTGATTTGTTTTCAAAATATTATGGCAAGAAACAGATGAAGAAAGATAAGGCACTAGAGTATGGACTTGATTTTGATGTATTAAGAGAATGTTCTGGCAAGGAAACTCAGAAGACGTTTATGGAATTAGATAGTGTAAAACTACTTAATAAACTCTTGCAGAATATCCCAAATGAGAAAACTGATATGCGAACAAAGATTGCTTATCAGATAGAAAATCTTGGGTATGTAGATATTGTTGATAAAAAGCTTGCAGGTTATTGTGTGGCATTGGATCTCAATGTTGACTATTCTCCACGATTGAAGCTGTATGCATTGGCAAATGGTAACACAATTCCAGTAAAAATTAGCAAGAAAATATTCAAACAGAATCCTATCAGACGTGGAGATATTGTAAAAGTCACAAATCAATATAAAAAACAAAAAATGAAAAAGGTTGATGGTGAATGGCAAGAAACAGATGAGCAAGAATGGTGGGTTTCTGAGTACCAAATTTGTTAGGAGATGTAAATGAAACAGTATTATACAGACAAAAAGTATAAAGAATTACTGTCGCACATGGTTGTATTAGTAGACACTCGTGAGAATACTAATAAAAATGTTACTGATTGGTTTGATAGGAATAACATCAAATGGAAGTCAAGAGCATTGAAAACAGGTGATTATGGTCTTATGGTTGAGAGTTGCCCTGAATTGGGCTTCTCAATCGACACATATTTTAGTGACGAACTTTGTATTGAACGAAAGAATTCCGTAAGTGAGTTAGCTGGTAACATAGCAAATGCAACTAAAGATGATGACAGAATTTTTAAAGAATTTAATCGAATGATTAATATAGAGAAAAATTATCTTCTTATAGAGAATGACAGCATAGAGGATATTTTTACAGAGAACTATAAATCGAAATTGAATCCGACATCGTTTTTTAGAACATTGCTTACATGGCAAAGCAGAAATAACATGCACATTTATTTTGTAGAAAGAGAATATATGGGTAGGATGATTTA